AGAGCAGCGAGCGGCGACCTCGAGGAACTGGACCGGAACGCGACGCATCGGCGGGTCGCTCAGGACGACGAGGACGATGAACGCCTTGTACTCGCCGGAACCGTGAGCGTCTCCGTCGTAGGTCATCGAGCCTGTCGGGCTGAAGACCTCTCCGAGCGGGTTCCCGTGACGAATACGGTTACCAACGAGCGCGGCTACGTCCGAGTCGTCTCGCAGTTCGGCGATCATGGCGCCGACGACGTTGACCATGGGATCATCCATCAGCGCCCTCCCTTCCTCGTCCCGATCTTCGGCTTCGTGAACGTCGCGATGATCGCGGCGGCCTTGGGAGCGACCGCGTCGCGAGCGGGCGTGAAGGCCGGGTGCGCGTTCATGTGGATCGTGCCCGTCTCGTTGATTCGACCCGGCCAGCCAACGCCGACGTAGCCAACAGCGGAGAGCGCCTTCGACGTCTCGCGCGCCGAGCGAGGCTTCTTCGGCTGGTCTCCGCGACGGCTCCAGCCGTGGATCTTCTCGTTATTCACGTAGACGAGAACGCCGACCTGTCGAGGAAGACCCTCGTTGATCGGGTACGGTTCGTATGGAGAGTCCGCCGCTCGCTTGGCGAACTCCTCGGCGACGACCTGCCCGACCTTGAGTAGGCCGAACGAGACGGCGAGCGGGATCTGCTCCAGACGCGACTGCTTCAGGATCATGCGCGAGCGCGCTGCGTTAGAGGTTACCGGTCGATCGTGCGGCATTACGTCAGCGTGTCCTCGATGACTCGCGCTGCTCTATCGGCAGCCCCGCTTCGGTGAGCGTACACGATCCTGAGCGCGTTCTCGCGGTTCGCCTTCAGTTCGTCGGCGTCGTCGAGCGCCTCCCAGATCGCCTCGATGAGATCGCCGGGTTGATCGACGTTGATCCCGACGTCCGCTGCCTCCCAGAACCGCAGCCCGTGATTGACGTCGCGACGGAACTGGGGAGAGTTGAGCACGACCACCGGTCGTCCGGTCGCCGCGAACTCGTACATCGTGCTGCTGTTATCGCAGACGTACACGTCGGCTCGACGACAGACCTCATCGAAGTCCTCGACGAACTCGATCCCGGCGTCTCGGTACTGGGGCTGGAGTCGCTTCCCCCAGTCGGCTCTCGGGTGAGCGTGCCCGATCGTCGTGAACTCCCTACCCAGCGCCGGAAGCGCGTCCCTGTAGTGCCCGAACGCCGTCCCGGCCTCTGGGCAGATGAACGCGGGCCAGTGGAAGGAGATCGCAACGACCGGCGACGGACCGGCGACGCGAGCCGGTAGCGTGTCCAACTTCGGGCAGCCGATGACCTCGACGCGGGCGTCCGGGTATGCGCGTCGCCACAGGTTAGCCGCGTACTCGTTCGGGACGAGGAACGCGACCGTATCCTCCCGATCCTTCCCGCCTGCATAGGACGGGTGGCGCGAGAGACTGACGCGATCGGTATACGCCTGACCCGCCCCGTGCTCCATGAAGATGAAGCGCCTGTAGCCGAGTCGCCGCCCGACGAGCGTGTCTCCGATCGACGACACGAACGCGATCGGTCCTGGGCCGGGATTGGCGCTGGGGCGAGCGGCGTCGAGTCGTATCCGTCGCGCGTCGATGATCGTCGGAGAGATCCCTCGTGCGTAGGCCCGCTCGGCTAGACGGCCGTCAATGAGAAATGAGCCGCGACAATCTTCGTTCGTTGCGAGCCAGACCGGAGCGATATGGTCTAGGAACTGCGGCTCGAACGCTAGGAAGTCAATACGGTCCGCCGGCGCGCGTCTCGCCGATGTGTCGTAGCCAAGCATCTCCGCTACCCCAGAAGGCGACTCGCGCTCCCTTGTCAGCAAGGATGCGGTCACCGAACAGTCGCTCGCTGTTCGTCGCGGTCGGCCATGGGTTCTTCTCCACGAGGTCCTTACGGAACAGGGACGGGTTCATCGTCCAGAAGTTGCGATGCTCCAGCCGCGAGTTCCCGTTGGCTCCGTGCTGGTCGAACGTCGCGCGATCCCAGCCGAGGATGTGATCTCCGGGTTCGCGCTCGCGAGGATAGGCGGGTTCGCGAAGGAGCGCGATCTGGCGCAACGCGGGCTTCGAGGTAAGCGCCTTCATCATCGGCTGGAGATCGACCGGCTTCAGGTACACGAAGTCGTCCTCGGCGAGGAACACGAAGTCCGCCTTCACTCGACCGGCGATGTACTTCCAGAGACGCTGGGTGCTGGTGACGTACCCGTGATGCCCGGAGCCGACGACGTAGTAGCCGTGTCGATCAGCAATCTCGCGAACCCGTGGGACGACCTCGTCGGGCCAGTCGGAATACACGACCCGCTGGACGATCGGACCCTCGACTGAAGCCTCCAGCGACGACAGCGACTGCTCCAAGTACCCGAGGCGCTCATCTGCTACCTCCAGCGTGCCACCAGACCTGACGACAACAGCCACCGACTGACTCAGCCCGCCGGTAGCGCGATATGCGCGCGCTCCCTCGACAAGTTCCTCTAGCGTCGGCCACCAGCTGTCCCAATCAGGCTCTCCGGGCCGCTTCCCGACCTGTCGCCACTTCGCGTCGTCCAGCTGGAGGTTCTGGATATCGCGCTGTCGCTCCTCCTCGCTCACCGGGACGTCGCCGCGATCGTGGAGAGCGTGGTCGCGGCGAAGCGCCACCATGTAGCGTCGACCGAGTCGAGCGTTGTAGGCGTACTCGGGCGTCGCGGTCGTCCTCGTCTGGCCGCTGACGATCCGGTCCTCGCTCCGGGGATGCCAGAGATGAACGATGTCGCCCTTCTGGCGGTTCCAGCCCAGTAGCCCGCAGACGGCGCTCTGGAACGCCATATCCTCGAACCCCCAGCCCTTGAACCGCTCGTCGAAGCCACCGAGCGCGTCGTACTGGGACCGCGGGATGACGATGCAGCACGACCACGACAGCGGGTTCGTACGCTCGACGACGAGGTCCATGTGGTCCCTGTCGATCTCCGCGCCAAAGTCGTGTCGATCAGCGACGAACCGCTTGGTCATATCCTCGCGGATGTTTCGGATACGGGTATGCGGCCAGGTGATCTTCTGCGTCTCGACCGCTAGCGTGACGGCGTCCTCGAGGAGCGACTTGCTGATCAGGACGTCGCTGTCGATGACGATCCCTACATCCCAGTCTCCGGCCTCCGACGCAGCGAGATTGACGGCGGCGCTCCGATTGAACGGCCCGTCGTCGTGATGGCCCTCGACGATCGCCCAGTCGGGGAAGTACTGCTGCCAGCGAGCCTTCGCGTAGTCCCAGAGCGCGTCTCGATGACCGCCGTCGGCTCGACGCGGGACGAGGAATACGACCCTCATAGGACCGACAGCACCTTCAGCGCGTCGGCTTCGAGGCCGCCGTTCGTTGACCATGCCGTGAAGCCCTCGTAGTCGCGCTTGGCCCGCTCCTCATCGAAGACCGAGCGGTACGTATCGTCGAACTCGGCCTTGTTGACGCCGGGATGCATGTGCTCGACGATCACGTCCGGCATGAAGCGCAGCGTATCGGTTACCTGACCGAGTCGCTTCCAGCCGTCGTCCGCCCACTGGTGTGTCGTCGCCGGGAGCGCGAGCCATCCCAGCGCGCGAGCGATCGGGGAGGACATGAAGACCGCGCTCGGGTGCTTCTTGCCGTGGATGAGATCGTCGCCGTACGCGATCCCCGGCGAGCGAAGGGCAATCGAGACGCGGCGATCCCAGCCCGGAGTACGGAACAGTACGTCGTCCCCGAACGCGCCGATGATGCAGTCGTCGTCCCAGATCTTGCTGGCGACCGCGTTGAGCGACCCGACGTAGCCCAGCCGCTCGGGCATGACGTGGAGCGGTAGGCCGTGGTTCTGATAGCCGGGTAGCGCCGGGTCGTCGGCGTCAACGAGGAACAGGACGCTCGTATCGGCCAGCGAGTGACGAGAGGCACCGATCGCGCTCTGGTACATCTGGCGAGCGCGTTCCGGGCGACCTCTCGACGGGACGAGAACGATGATCGGGCGACTCATCGGTCCCTCAGCGCGCTACTGGAGACTCCCCTGGTGCGCGGGATATACATGACGGCCAATCCCCGGTCCTCCATCCACTCGCGGGTTACCCCGAGTTGCGTCCAGTATCGGTCCTGTGACCCGTCGCTATCCAGCCAGTCGTCGCCGATCGTCAGGACCAGCGGGTGAGCGACCTCGATACAAGGCCTGGAGTCCTCGTCGCCGACGTTACAGATGACCGCATCGACCATGTGGAGCGCGTCCAGCATCTCGACTCGATGGCGATACAGGTGGACTGGCGGGCGCCCCTTGTACCGGCCGATGAACTCGTCGGTGTTGAGGCCGACGATGAGACGCGCATCGAACGAGTCGGCGATCGTACGTGATTCCTTGAGCAGTTCCAGATGGCCGACGTGAAGACCGTCGAACGACCCGATCGTGAGGATGTTCACGACCCGGGCAACTCCAGCGCCATGCTGAACGAGCCGCTCATGACCGTCGCGAGAACCTCGAGATGCGGGTTGCTTCCGAACAGGAACGGCTGGATACCGTTGATCTGGAAGCGTCGCGCTCCCTCGATCGGGCCGTCGTCGTCTGCCTCGACGATGTACGACGCGGCCGAGAGAGGCATAACCTCGAGGAAGATGATGTAGTCCGTCGCCAGCGTACCCTCGTTGAACGGCGTGTTCATCTCGTGAGAGTCGCGCGGCTGGATCAGACCCGGGACGTTGACCACCGATGGATCGCCAGCGACCGGGAAGCCCGCGTCGTCGAGTACGTCCGCGTCGGTTGCACCCGGTGTGATGATCGCCAGCTGGTGGCGCAGAAGGCCCCGGAACGACATTAGATCGCGGGTTCGGGCAGGTTGATGACGAACGGCGCGCGTCCGACGTAGCGAGGCTGCGCGATCAGCGAAGTGAGCGGGTCGCGCTTCGGGATCAGTTCGCCTGCGAGCGCGTTACGGGCGTAGGTCGGCTTGATGCCCGTCAGCGACGTCGCCTGCGTGTATGAGTAGGAACCGATACGCTCGCCCTGCAGGACCGTCGGCGGGTCTGCTTCCCACGCGATCAACTGGTACAGGACGCGCTGGACCTCGATCAGGTCGTTCGGCTCGTATACGACTTCGACGTAGGGTCCGGTCCACCAGCGAGGGAGTACCGCTGCCCCGATCCTAATCGCAGAGCCACGATCGACGAGCCTCACGTCGGCTGTATCGACCGTATCCCCGTTGTCCTCGACGGTGACCTCGCTGGTGTACCGGCTGAGAGAGAGTTTGCTGTGTGGGCGAGCGACGGCGTATCCGCCAACCCAGAAGGTTTCGGTTCGGTCGCCGATGAGAGGACCGCCTAGCCGACGCGCGAGCCACGCCTCCTGCTCGTCGATGATCTGCTGTGCAGCAGCGTCGTTCGATGGGAGCGAGGGGACGCGCTTCCGCGCATCGGCCAGGACGATCAGGCTCATCGTGCAGGTGGGGTTAGCTGCCGGAGTTGATGAGGACGCTGAACGGGAAGCCCGCGCCGGTCGGGTTCTCCGTGCCAACCGGGCTTGCGACGGCGAACGCGAAGCGCCCGACGGCCCGCATGGCGACCGCGTCCTGCTGCATGAGGTTGAGGAGGACGACGCCGTTGGCGTCGGTGATGACGCCCTCGGTGAAGATGCGGAAGGTGATGTCCTGGCGAACGCCGATGATCGCCTGCTCGCGGTCGCCGGAGATCAACTCGTAGTTGTTCACCCAGGGACCGGTCCT